ACCATTAGAAAAAAATAGGCTGTAGCTAGGTTACTCCCTTTTTGCTCTCTTAAGGGCTATTAAATCTAAAAGTTTAGAAGCGTACTCAGGATCAGCACTACTACTTTGTTGAATTAGGAGTTCTGCAAATAGAAGATATATACTCTCTACATCCATCCGTTCGGGAAGCTGAGCTTCGGCTTCAAGAAGAAGCTTTAGTTTCTCGTGCCAAGAAACGTGAGTCGGAATTTCATTCTTCGGCCCACTACGCCACATCTCAGCGAAGCGCTCCTCGATCGACTCAGGAATGTACATCTGAATCATATCGAGAGCCTCCTTCTGATGAAGCTGACCTGAATAGTAAGTAGCTACGTCCCTAAGGGAGTATTTCACACTTGAGGTAACTGAGGACCTGTTTTCTTTAACCACTCTTTTTCAGATCCACCTGCTCCTTTATCTTTAGCTTTGTTATAGATTTTTTGAGTTTTACCAGCACTTTTATGTGCTGCTGGATCTATGAGGTAACTACCTCCAGCTACCCAAGCTTTTTTACCTAAGTTTGTAGCTACTCCTGGTCTGTCTGAGGCCATTACTTTTTCTCCTGAGGGGCGATAACATTACCCCACCTGTCTACCCAGGTGGAATTTACTCCTACGAATCTAGTTCCTTTTTTAGTTTTTGTCCTCTTTTCGGAGGGTGTTACTTTTTTACTAAGCGTTTAGTTTGTCTTTTAGGTTTTGTTTCCTTTTTAGGTGGTGGAGTAGCTGCTTTTGTTTTTGATCCCCCCTTAACTTTCTTGTAAGCAGCAGTAGCTAGTGAGGCTATTTTCTTTCCTAGTAGTCTTCCTACATCTCTTTCAGAATCATATTTACCAGTAGTACTTACACCTTTAGGTAACTGATTAAGTGCTTTAGAAAGAGCTGAATCTTTCTTACCCAGCATTACTATGTCATAGCCTGTCATGGCTACGTTAAGTCTCTTACTTAATATAGAAGCTACACCTTTCAGTATTGTATTAGCTTTAACCTTACCCTTTTGATTTATCTTAGGCGTATAGCCTGATTTTTGTGGCCCACCTTTAGAGGATATTTGACCTCTTCTACCTCCTCCAGTTCTTCTAGCTCCAGTGTCGTTAGCTGAGGTAGTACGTCCTTCACCTCTCATAGGGCTGCTACCAGTCCTTTGATTAGTCTTTTGAGCGTTAGGACTGGTCATATTGGTTCTACCCTGTCCTGACCTTCTTTGACCTCTTCTTGTATCAGGGGGATCTACTTTTCTAATTGGATTATTTGAACCAGGTCTAACGTATCTATATCCTGCGTAACCGCCTTTACCTCTGGTAACACGGCTTGGGCCTGTTTTAAATTCTCTTAAACCTTCACCACCAACTGTTCTACGTCTGTCTGTAGCTTTTTTAACTCTTACAGATCTTGTTCTAGAACTGGTAATAGGGCTTCTACCTTTACCTCTTCTCTCTACATTTGAGGGTCTATCTACATCAGAAGTACGAGTACCTCCTGTTGGGCCTACACCAGGATTCTTTCTTGTTGATTTAACTCTGACTGAACGGTTACTTGAGCTGGTTACAGAGACTCTTCTTCCTGTACCACCATCAGCTCGGTTATAGCGTCTTCCGGCTCTGTCACGGCCTCCTTCAGGCTTCTCACCTGTGAAAGCTCTCATATTTGATGTAACTCTACTAGGAACTCTACGTCCTCTAGCATTTACTCTCCAGCCTTCCTCAGCCATAATATTTAACCATAAGATTTAGACTTGTACCCACTATTCATTGTACTTGATTTTGGCTTTGAATCTTTTTGAAATTTCTTAGCTACGCTAGGCTTATTAGCATATAGGTACTTTTTCTGTTTATCGGATTTAAATGGCATGGCTGAGGAGAAAAGTTTAATAGGAAAACTTAAAGATGGTATGGAGGATAGAGAGGCAGAGCTTCAAGTCCTTGGTACATTTGTACGTCTTGGCGTTGTTGTGTGGAGTGGGTTCATAATTAGTCTAAATTATTTACCCCTACCAGGGATGGATACTAAACAGAACAATGATATAACGTTCATAACTTTCGTCTTTACTTCAGCTCTCGCTACCTTTGGGATTGATACAGCTAAGAAAAAAGAACATAAAGATAAAGCTAGTAGCGCTACCCAGCATATAATTATAGAAACTCCTATTAAGATTGAAGGAGTGGATACCAAAAAGGTAACGAAAGTATGAGAAAATACTTACCCTTATTGTTGCTAATAGCAGCATTACCAGCTAGAGCGGATATTAATCATTCCATAACTAGCAGTGTCCAACTGACTGTTAATGCAGCAGCTACACAGGCTCAAAGAATCGGGTCACAGTTCTCAGCCGCTGGGACAGGGGTGGATTTGGCGATAGGTGACGATGCTGGGCGTATATCAAATGGAACGATAACCTCAGGCGTTTATAGCCCAGGAACAGTTATTGCGACGCAGAATGCCACCTCTGGGGAGAGTTTTTCCTACAGCCAGTCATTTGTCCAGGCGGACGCTTTGAGTGGAGCAGCTCCCAGTGTCGGAGCAGTTCCTAACTATTCGAACGTAACCTCCACCGCCGCAGGTGTGGCCTCTAGCCTGGCAGGGTCGGTCACCAGTGCGGGTGTGAACAGCATTACGGCCGGAGGTGCGGGGACTTCCGCAATATCCAGTATTGAAAGTGCGATCACTGTTAAGTAATGAAGCGGCTTTTGCCACTGTTATTACTTATAAGTTCTCCTGCTTATAGTGTTCCTGTAGTCCCAAATTTTTCTGCAGGGACTATGCAATCCACCACAAGAACTACCTCTGTAGTAACAGAATCGATTGTGTCCCACGATTATTCGGGCTACCAGTATTCCCTGAATGGCTCTAATATCTCTGTTGATGGTAATTCTATTGCACCTGATCCTTCAGCCGTCACAGGAACCGTTGGAGGCCAATCACAAACATGGACTGGTTTAGACATCAACTCAAGAGGAAACGTCACGATTACAAATCCAGGGCAGCCGTTCCAGTTTGTAGAAACTTATCGTGGACCTTCGCTACAGAATGTAACCAACATTCAGCGCACGACAAATATAGAAAGCGTCACAGAAACAACGTCAGTCTTCTCTCAGTAATTGCGTCACTATTTATAACTTTACCTGCGTATTCTCAGACTAGTAGTACAGCTGCACCAGTGGCTAATAGTAGTGGGTCAGTGACAAATATGGGTATACAGAACCTGCCAGGTAACAGTGTTACCAACCATTATGGAGGGAATATTATATGTCAAGGACCGATGTTAACTATATCTCCATTCGTCACAGATTCGCATACTTATAGTACACCAAGGGAGTATTGGTATGATGCGCCATCGTACAACGACGATGGTACTTTGAGTCATCATGTTGCTACTCGTACTGGACAGAAAGATAACTTTGCTTTGAACTTGGGAGTATCTGCTAACTTCTCAATTCCATTAGATGGTGGATTTCAAGAAAGATGTAAAGCTGCTGTAGATAGGCAACTTAAGTTAATGGAAGAAGTTAATAACTTTAAGCGTTTAGATTTTGAGCTTACTCGTTTGAAAAATTGTGGGGATCTAAAACTACGTGGTATAGAATTTGCTCCTAATAGTCCTTATAAAGATATATGTAAGGATGTCATTGTAAGAGCAAAACCTGGACAAGTTTTACCTCATCGACACACAATCAAATCTTTAGAGGTGGTAAACCCTTCTTCTCACGATAAGCGTTAGCTCTCTTTTCTGAAGGAGTTAAAGCTCTAACAGACATACCAAGTTTCTTTTTAATCTTATTAATTATCTGTTTAACTATTGGCTTGACCACACGTAAGAGTAAAGGGGTGGAAAGAGCGGCACTAGTGGCAATAAGAGTAATACCAGTAGTACTAACAACCTGAGGAGCAGTAGGTATGGCATTTATAATTTGCTGCTGTACTGTTAGTTTCTTATATTGCGTAACACACCGATTGCCTATTAGTTGATATCCAGTTATCTCTTTCCGTCCATCTTCAATTTTAGTTCCGACTTCAGCCGCTCCTGCAGGTGGACAATCCTCGATTTTCTTGGCGGGCGGTGGGTCTGCTGCTGGTATGGGTGGCTGTGGGTATCTTTGCGGCTCAGCCTCTTGTGTGTATAAAAGTTCCTCTGGGGTGTAATCCATTGCGTCATAACTTGGATACTCCGCTTGACATAAAACAACATTACCATCGGGATCATTATTAATTAATGCGCTATTTTCCCTATTACTTTTTCTACTAACTACACACCCAGGCATATCAATAATTGGGAAGCCTAAAGGTACTGTTACGTGTACTGGTATGTTTAAAACTTGTGGAGGTTTTATACTCCACTGTTCAATAACAGGTGTATTTATCTTTGGGATTTTATCCACTTATTTAAAGTGGTAATTTTCCTTTATTTGGATTTGCAGTAGGTAGTGCTGGACTGGAGAGTTCAGGTAGTTTTATGGATTTTGTGACTGATTCTATAGCCTTTTGCATTAAGGTATCTTTATTTCCTTGGAACCAGAAATAGCCATACGCCCCGCCACCAAGAATTACCAATACACCTAATCCAGAGGCAATTGCAATTCCATCAATTACTTTTCTCATAACTTAGCTTTCTCTTCTTCAGTTAACGCACAGGGAGCATCTTCTGCTCTCTCTACCCATTTCTTTTTAGCTTCCCACCAGTTATAAGATTTTCCGTCATCAGGTAAACCAGGAGGATTATCCCACTTACATTTAGAGTCATTCCATATATGTGATGGAGAAGGTTGAGGTGGTACGAACTTATCTTTAGTTGCGTCATAAGTGTCACCTGGACCTGCGTACTTACCACGGAAATTACGATTATATGAAGTCTGTTTCCAAGTACCACCAAAACCATCTGCAAGATACTTAGCACCTATAGCCTCTTGTGCTATGTCACCTCCGCCTGAATCTTTATCATCAACGACTAAGACTCTTTTTACGAGGCCGTTTTCATCTATTTCTGCAAAATGTGCCATCGTTAATTCTGGAATTTGTACCTAATTAAAACTATACCGCTTCCGCCGCTTCCTCCAGTTTGACCACCAGCGAGGTCACCTGTAGCAGCACCAGCTCCTCCACCTCCTGTATTGGCTGCACCACTTTGTCCGCCATTATTATCGCTATTACCTGCAGCAGCTCTATCAGCTCCTCCACCAGATGGAGATGATACTGAACCAGTACCATAATTACCGCCAACACCACCGCATCCACCACTAGCAAAGTAACCGCTATCTCCACAAGAGAGG